AATACGCGCCTGATTGCTATTTTAACCCTATTGAAACAGCTATTGAAAATCAATGGGTAATCTCTGTTGAGGAAATGGCTAATTGCACAAACGAAGAATTTATGTGGGTTAAAGATTTACCTTTAATACTATATATACCTAAAGAAAATCCTTTTCCACCAGTAGCTGCAAATTAATTTGGTGAACTAGTAATTTTTTAGTATATTATTATATGGATGCAACTGAAATAACCTTTGGAGCCAAAGATGTAGCAGCAATTATAGTTGCTCTTACCAGTATCTTAGGCTTTTTATATGCTCTCAAAAGAAATGGTGATAAAGCAACTGAGAATGCAGCACTGATAAAAAAAGAACTTGAAGACTTTAAGGCTTCTACAAATGAAAAATTTATACATGGTAAGAACTCTAAAAAAGCCAATATTCAATATATTATGGATGCAATACAGAAAAGCAAAGATGAGGTTGATAAAAAAGAAACCCAGATCTACACTAGAATTGGTGAGTTAAGAAAAGAGCAACAAGATGCTCATGAAAAACTTTGGTTAAAACTGGATACTGTAGAGACCATGCAGAGAGATATGAGCACTTCCTTGGCTGAATTAACAGGATACTTAAAAGCTAAAAAAGAAATATGAAGACCTTAAAAAATTACTACAAGCCTACTCCTAAGAAATGGAGAAAACTAGGTGATGCTTTATTAGCATGTGCTGGTATAGTAGGTGGTGGTGGAATCCTAGCTTATGATCAGTTAAAAGATTTATATACTCCTAAAGAATTAAAGATATTTATTGGTGCTGCTTTGGTAGTAGGTATAGCTGGTAAATTCTTAACCAACTTCTTCACAGATGATATAAAAGAAAAAGTTTCTGAGTAATATTAAAAATAAATAAAACCAATATGGCAGCGCAAGATAAATTAATACCGTCAGCTATCACACTTTCAAATAACTTGAAAGGTACAAAGCTTTATACCCAGGGCACATTCAGAATGCCTGCTAAAAAAAGTTCTAAATGGGCTAATCCATTTATTGATGCTTTAAGTTTCTTAGCTAGCGTTTACGCTAAAGAACTTAGAGTGGCCACAGGAGATGCTTCTTGGAATCATTTATTAGTAAATGGTGAAGTTCAAAAAGATGTATTCACCATTGATCAGAATATGCATCACCTTACATTGGGAGCTATTATAGCTTTCTCTGAGAATGAGTGGGATGAATTGCAAATTGCTATTAGTAAAACTATAAATATCATTGGTGTACAAAATGCCATCCCTTCTGGTTTATATACACCAACAGAGTTACAAAAGTTGTTTGCAAATGCTGGCATGTGGTCTGGTGGCGGAACACCAACTCGTGTTTTAGTTGCTGCAAATGGGGCCCCTCTCGGAACTTTTACTCAAGGTGTTTTATATGCTACTAAATGGAATACGTTAAAAGTTCCTGCAGATGCTGCACTAGGTGTAAAGACTCCTTTCTTAGCACCTGTTTATAAACTTACTCCAGGTGGATCACCTGTATTCTATTACCGTTATACTGGTGATAGAGAATGGATGCAACCATTTACAGGCTACAATGCTTACTAAACCCTCTATAAATTCTTACTAGGCTCTGAGCAATCAGGGCCTTTTTTTTCACAATGTTTGAAATAAATTTGTGAAGTTTAAACTTATTGTGTTATATTTGTATATAAATTTAATATATGTAACATGTCAGAAACAACCAACAATCCAGAAATTCCACAAGAGGAAAGAGAGATGACGCCAGCTCAGATGGTAGAATTCCGCAAGAAAGCTAAAGCTTATTACAATGATCAGTCAGTAGTTCTTAAAGCGCAGCTTGAATATGAAAGCCTTTTAGCTGATATTGAAGAAGCACGCACTAAAAGAATGACCATGACTATTCGTATGGCTCAAATGATGGCAGGCCCCCCACAGGAGAAAGAAACAGGTCCTTTACCAAAATCACCTTCTCCCGAAAACTTAGAAGAAGAGGATAAAGAGCGTCCTATAAGAAAGCTTAAAACACAAGAATAACACTGTCAGTATACCAACAACATGGCAAAAGTAAATGTAGTAAACAAGCAAGTCCGTATGGAGTTAACAGATATCGTCAGGTATCAGTTAATTACTCACTGCTATATAAACCATATAGTTTTAAGTGAACTGGATTATGACTGTCTTACAACATTAGGATTAATGGGTGAATCTGAATTAACTGATTTCTGTACATATATGGCAGAGAGAAGACTTGAAGAGAAGATGAAGGATTGGAATCCCTCCGCGAGAGGTACCAAACCTTCAGCTTCACCACAGACAATCCGTAATGTACTTATAAAGGTGGAGAAAGATGGGCTTATTGAAAAGACTGGTAAAGGCCGTAAAAAGATTAGTATCAACCCGGAGCTGAAGATTCAAAACGGGGGAAACATTTTGTTAAACCATAAAATTGTTTGCCTTGAACCCGAAGAAGCCTAGTGATATTTTTCCAATTGTAGCAGAAGCTGCTAATGCTAAAGAACAACTAGTTGAAGATATAGTATCTTTTTATTGGAAAGAAGTAAGAGACACCCTTGTAAATTGTAAGAGTCATAATGTATTCATTGATGGACTAGGAACATTTAAGGCCAAGCCTTGGAAGCTTCCTGAAGTAATACTCAAGTATGAGAGAATGGTTAAAAAATACCAAGAACTCATAACTGGAGAAAATAAATTAACTCTACAAAAGTTTTCAATCCTCAAGGATTATTAAGAAAAACTAGAGAAGTTATATGAGCTGCGCAAAATGATTGACGCAGACAAAGACAAAAAAGAACAAGTAAAACAAAAACGCTATGCTGAAGAAAATAAAAACAATCTGGAATAACCGTAAACAAATAATGGAAGGTATTAAGAACTACTGCTTCCGTCATCCTGAAATTGAGAGAGAAGCTTTTAACCGCTTGTCTATCTGTAGCCAATGTGAACTAGTTGATCAAGAAGGCTCTAAATGTCTAGTACCTGGAACAGCTCCTTGCTGTGGAGCATGTGGTTGTAAGCTAGCTCTGAAAGTAAGATCACTTGCATCAGAATGTGCTCACCCAGATGGTCCTAGATGGACTGCTACAATGAACCAGGATGAGCAGGATGAGTACTACAAAAAGATTAACTATGATCCTGATCAAGATTAATCTTTATACTATGTCAACTCAAACTACCAACTCAAAAAAATCAACTCAAAATGTCAGTAATATTCAAATCAGAAAACCACAAGTATGAAAGCTTGGATCCTAATGAGAGGATTGACTGGGTTAGTGTAACTACCTTTGTAGCTATGTTCAAACAAAAGTTTGATCCTGTTGCACAATCTATCAAGTCTGCAAAGAATAAAAGATCCAAATGGTACGGACTTCCTCCTGAGGAAATTCAAGCCCACTGGGCAAAAGAAGGTGACCGAGCTGTAACTGCAGGAACCTTTTATCATGACCAGAGAGAATCAGATCTAATAAGTCTAGAGACTATTGAAAGATCTGGTAGAGCTTTACCTATTATAAAACCTCTATTTGAGAATGGTGTAAAGTATGCACCTATCCAAAGACTTACTGAGGGTATTTATCCTGAGCATCTTATCTATCTTAAATCAGCTGGTGTTTGTGGACAGTCTGATAAAGTAGAGATCATTAAGGATATGGTAGAGATTGTAGATTATAAAACAAACAAGGAGATCAAGAAAGAATCCTTTAAAAACTGGGAAGGCATTTCTCAAAAGATGTTAGGGCCTTGTGCACACCTTGATGACTGTAACTTTAATCACTATGCCTTACAATTAAGTTCATACATGTACATGATCTTAAAACACAACCCGCGTTATAAACCAGGTAAACTAATGCTTCATCATGTTATCTTTGAGAAAGATGGTGAAGACAAGTTTGGTTATCCTATTCTTAAAAAAGACAACAATGATGAACCCATTGTAAAAACAGTGATTCCTTATGAGGTCCCTTATTTAAAAAGAGAAGTTATTGATATGATTAAACAGTTACAAGATGAAAGAAAGAGTAATGGTTGAATTTAGGCTAGTCCTGGAAAACTCAAGACTAAAAGAAGATATGGGTATTGAGTCTCTGACTTTTTCAAAATGCTCTTTTAATATATTAGCTGTTGAGTACTATAGAGAGTCTTTTGATGATGATGGCAACCTTGAACCTTATACAGTTGCTATATTAAATACAGGTCTTCAATTGACTTTAGATCTACCTTATGATCAGTTTAAAAAAATATATACAAAAAAAATATCAAATGAGCAATGATGAATTTCAACAACAAACTTTTTGGAAAATGAAAACAACAGACCTTACAAAAGAAGACGCTATCAATATCTTAATTAAGCATGCCGAGTCTTCAGCCATATCTGATGGCTATCACACATTTGGTGAACTCTATGAGCACCGTAACATGCTATTTATAATCTTAGCCAAGTATATAAAATCTGAAAATACTCACCATATATGGCGTAGTATTAAGCATTCAGATAGCACTATGTTTAAAGGCTGGTTTATTCTAGGAATTAACAAAGGTCAAGGAGAACAATTAACATATCATCTCCCTATTAATTTATGGGAGGCTACAAACTTTGCAGAAACACTGGACAAAGCTCCTGAGTATGATGGTCACACTTCTCAAGATGTACTTAAAAGACTTAACACTTTAATAAAATGATTCCTAAATTTTTTGATATACAAGGTGGTAAAGTTGTTATTAATCATAACAGTTTATCTATACCTGAATTACAAGCAATACACGATGCTTATGAAGATCCTCTTCCAGCACTTAACTTTTTACATTACAAGTTTGATATTGAAAGCCCTTATGCTAATTTACCTGAGCAAGAAAAAGATGATATATTAATCAATGACTTTGCTGGAGAATATACTTTAGAAGATGAGGTGATGATTAAAGCTATTGAGAAACTTGAATTACTTTGTGTGACTCCAACTTACCGTTATTATCTAGACAATAAAATTTTAATGGAAAAACTTGGTACCTTTGCAAGAGTATCACCAGTAACTTCTGGAAGAGATGGCAACGTAGGCGCTCTTCAGTCTCAATTAAAAGCTGTTGGTAAAACTATAATGGAATTTAAACAGCTTGAGAAAGTAGTAATGCAAGAGTTAAATGAAACAAAAGGCCGTGCAAGAGGTGGTAAAAAATTAGCTTATGATCAATGATTTCATAATTGACATTCCTACATGGGATAATGGAACATGGACTGAGACATCTTTTGGTGACTCTGAAGACTTCCGTATTTTTGTACTAGGATTGTTTAAAGAACCTGGCAAATACAAGTTTGATAAAACAGCTTTTGAATTTAATGCCCAAGGACGCAAGTTTCAAAAAGGATCTTACTTTTGTCCATATCCTGAGGGAAGCAAAGACTTCATTAGTTATTGGAATGATCAGAAAGTCAAATGCCGTAAAGGTGTTATCTACAAATCAAATGGTGAGACTTGGTATCTCCCGCGCGAGTACTACATGTGGATCAACTTTCTCCCTATCAATGATAAAGTAAAACGTAAGTTTGATTTCCCAGAAGTATGGGACAGTCAATATCACATGGCTCTTTATGAGATTCTTGCTGAGCTTCATTGGTTACATTGTTCAATTCTTAAAAAACGTCAGTTTGGATCTTCTTATTTCCACATGGCTAAATTTATTAATCAGATCTGGTTTGAGGAAACTCCTATACTTAAGGTGGGTGCTTCATTAAAAGATTACATCAATGAAAAGGGATCCTGGAAATTCTTAAGTGAATACAAGTCTTTCCTTGATAAGGAGACCGCTTGGTATAGACCAATGAATCCAGGTAAAATTTTAATGTGGCAACAACAGATTGAAGATACCGATGCAGATGGGCGTAGTACTATGGTAGGTCTAAAAGGTACTATTCAGGGAGTCAGCTTTGATCAAAATGATACAACAGGTGTCGGTGGAGCACTAAGATTTTTCTTCTATGAGGAAGCAGGAGTTGCTCCTAGTATGGACAAGACTGTAGAGTACTTGCTTCCGGCGTTACAATCTGGTGATATTACAACTGGTACTTTTATTGCTGCAGGAACTGTAGGTGACTTAGATGCATGTGAGCCTCTTAAACATATGACGTTATATCCTGAGGTTAATAGTATCTTTGCAGTTGAGACAAACTTATTAGATGATAAAGGCACTATTGGTAAATCTGGATTGTTTATCCCGGAGCAATGGTCTATGCCGCCCTATATTGATCAGTATGGTAACTCTCTAGTAGAAGAAGCCAAAGCTGCTTTAGATGCCAAATTTGATAAATGGAAAAAAGATCTTACGCCTGAGAAGTATCAACTGCGTATATCTCAGCATCCTCGTAATATTGCGGAGGCATTTGCTTACAGAAAAGTATCTTTATTTCCTCAGAACTTAATAGCTGCACAAACTCGCCGCATTGAAGAGAAAGAATACGCTTATGAGTTTATTGATCTTAAGCGCGATGCTAACGGCAAAATCTTACCAGAGCTTACTAAAAAATTACCAATATCAGAATTCCCAATAGGTAAAAAGACTGAAGACAAAACAGGTACTCTAGTTGTATGGGAAAGACCAGATGCTAACACTAGTTGGGGAACATATTATGCTTCTATTGACCCTGTATCAGAAGGCAAAACTACTACCTCAGAATCACTCTGCTCTATTTACGTATACAAGAATCCTGTAGAGGTAACCAGAACTGATGGAGAAAAGACCGAGACTTTTATTGAAAGAGATAAAATTGTAGCGGCTTGGTGTGGACGTTTTGATGACATCAATAAAACTCATGAGAGACTAGCTACAATTATTGAATGGTATAATGCTTGGACTCTTATAGAGAACAACGTTTCCTTGTTTATTCAATACATGATTAGTAAACACAAACAACGTTACCTGGTACCAAAGGATCAAATTTTCTTCCTGAAAGATCTTTCTGCTAACAGGAATGTCTTCCAAGAATATGGATGGAAAAACGTGAGCACTATATTTAAGGGTCATCTTTTAAGTTACTTAATTGAGTTCCTCAAAGAGGAGATTGATGTAGAAACTAAGGAGGATGGAACTATTGTTAAGACTGTTTATGGTATTGAAAGAATACCTGATATCATGGCTATGACTGAGATGCAGGCCTATAATGATAATGTCAATGTGGATAGATTAGTTGCCTTAGCAGCCCTTATTGCTTTTGCTAAAGTTCAACAAGCTAACAGAGGGTATAAAAAAAGAGTTGAAAATACTGACAAGAAACACTTGGAAAAGTCCTCAAATTTGTTTAAATTAAATAACAGCCCCTTTAGGCATATTGGGAAAACGGGTGGTAACAACTCAGGAATGAGAGGTTCCCGCAATCCTTTTAAAAATATAAGATAAGACCATGAAAGTATTAAATGCAATGCAACTCAAAGCTGGTGCCAAATCGGAATACAACCGTATGGGCAGCATTACACAACCTCTTCAATTTCTTCCACGTGACGAAAAAGATGATGAATGGACCGCTTGGAATATAGACTGGCTTGAATGGAATGGTTTAAAACAGATCCGCCGTAATGCACGCCGTTTGATGAAAAACTACAAGCTTGCTAAAGGTGTTATTGACAAAGCTGATTATATTGTTGAAGAAGACAACGAGATGAGAGATCTTGTTGAAACACTTATTCAAGAAGATACCTCAGCATTAGAACTAAAATTTTACCCTATTATACCTAATGTTATTAACGTCTTGACCTCTGAATTTGCTAAGAGAAATACTAAGGTGACGTTCCGTGGAGTAGATGAATTTTCATACAATGAACAACTTGAGGCTAAACGAGGAGCTATTGAAAAAGTATTGTTTGGCCAAGCTGAGCAAAAACTTATGGCTCAGATGTTAGAACAAGGTGTGGATCCTAATGATCCAGAAATACAACAAAAGATGCAAGAGCAAATGTCTCCAGAAAATATGAAGACTTTGCCAGAGATTCAATCATTCTTTGATAAAGATTACAGGAGCATGTGTGAACAATGGGCGGCACATCAAATGAAAATTGATGAAGACCGTTTCCGTATGGATGAACTTGAGGAAAGAGGTTTCCGCGACATGCTTATTACTGACCGTGAGTTCTGGCATTTTAAAATGGGAGAAGACGATTATGATGTTGAGTTATGGAATCCTGTTCTTAGCTTTTATCACAAGTCTCCTGATTCTCGTTACATTTCACAAGGTAACTGGGCTGGCCGTATTGACATGATGACTATCGCAGACGTTATTGATAAATATGGATACTTAATGACTCAGGAGCAACTTGAGTCTATAGAAGCAATTTATCCAGTCAGGTCCGCTGGTTACCCGCTGCAGGGTTATCAGAATGATGGTAGTTATTACGATGCTACAAAAAGTCATGACTGGAATACCCAAATGCCTGGCCTAGCTTACCGTCAATTTACATCCATGTGGGATAACTCCATTGCTCCTGGTGGAGATATCATCAACTGGATCATGGCTGAAGGAGAAGACTACGCTCCAATGGGCGCGTCTTTTTTAATGCGTGTCACAACAGCTTATTGGAAGTCACAACGTAAACTTGGTCACCTGACTAAAATTGGAGAAGATGGTGAGACTATTGTTGATATTGTTGATGAGTCCTACAAAATTTCAGATAAGCCAATATACAATACAAGCTTTGTAAAAAACAAATCTAAGGACAACTTAGTATTTGGAGAACACGTAGACTGGATCTGGATTAATGAAGTTTGGGGAGGTATTAAAATAGGACCTAATCACCCTTCCTTCTGGGGTATGAATAATCCAGGAGGTATTAACCCAATGTACCTAGGTATTGAGCGCAACAAAATGGGACCTCTTAAATACCAGTTTAAGGGAGACAGTACCTTATATGGCTGTAAGTTACCGGTAGAAGGAGCTGTATTCTCTGACCGTAATACTAGATCAACTGCAATGGTAGACTTAATGAAACCATTTCAGATTGGATACAACATTGTTAATAATCAGATTGCCGACATTCTAGTAGATGAATTAGGTACAGTGATTCTGTTAGATCAGAATGCTTTGCCTAGACACTCTATGAATGAAGACTGGGGTAAGAACAACTTGGCCAAAGCCTTTGTTGCTATGAAGAACTTCCAGATGTTACCATTGGATACATCCATCACTAACACTGAAAATGCTTTAAACTTCCAGCATTTCCAAACATTAAACCTTGAGCAAACTCAGCGTATGATGTCTAGGATTCAATTGGCAAACTATTTTAAACAACAATGTTTTGAGGTGATCGGTATCACACCTCAACGTCTGGGTCAACAGATAGGTCAAACAGATACAGCTAAAGGAATAGAACAAGCTGTAACAGGATCCTATGCCCAGACGGAAACTTATTTCATTCAACACTGTGACTATTTAATGCCACGAGTTCATGCAATGAGAACTGATTTAGCTCAGTATTATCATTCAACTAAACCTTCTATAAGACTTCAGTATATGACAAATACAGAAGAAAAAGTAAACTTTGAGATGAATGGTACTGATTTATTATTACGTGACTTGAATCTTTATGTTACAACCCGCGCTAATTATAGAGCTGTTGTAGAACAAATGAAACAACTAATTACTCAGAATAATACTACAGGTGCTAGCATCTATGATCTTGGTAATATAATGCAGGCTGAATCTCTTGCTGAGATCAACAATGTATTAAAAGCTACTGAGAGAAAAGCTACTGAACAGCGTAAAGAACAACAACAGCATGAGCAACAAATGCAAGAGCAAGCTCAGCAAACAGCATTACAACAAAAACAAATGGAGGTTGATGCTGATATGCGTAAAGAAGAAATGCGTAATAGAACTACATTACTTGCTGCTGAAATTAAAGCTGCCGGCTATGGCGCTATGCAGGATATGAACGCAAATGCGGAAAGTGATTTTGTTGACGCTATGGACAGAATCCAAAGCACTGATGCCTTTCAGCAAACAATGGATTTTGATAAACAGAAAGAGCAATCTAGAAATGGTATAGCTAATCAAAAAACTCAATTGGCTAAAGAAAAATTACAAGCTCAAATAGCCATGAAACAGATGGATGTTAACATTGCACGCGAGAATAAAAACCAGTTTGATGTAAAAAATGCACAAAAAAATAAAGACAAAAACAAGAAGACTAAGTAGAGTTAGCCATGTAATGCGCAAAATTTCAATTTTTTGAAACAGCATGGCAAATTTATAAAGTTTATTTGCTTATTTTTGTTATATTATATATGTCAGTCAATAATAACCAACCAACAATTTAAAGATGAGTAATCAAAACACAACTGTAGAGACAGTAGACATGGACCTAAACAATATCCTAAACTTAGGGGATAGTGTTATGCTTCCGTCTTCTGGTGACAAAGGGGGATCAACGCCCGCAGCTAAACCGTCAATGTTTAGCAGAAACACTGTTGATCTATCGTTCCTTGACAATAAAGATGATGATGATGATTCTGAAAAGAACAATCCTCCTGCATCAACAAGTAATGAAAAATCAGATACAAATGCTGATCCAAATAACAAACCCGCTTTGCCGTCATTTGAACCAGGCGAAATCAATGACCTGCTTAACAGTGCTTCAGGTGAAGATGATGGATCAAAGACAGGTCGTCCTAAAATGGACAAGCAAGGTCTAGTAGAGTTAACTAACAAGTTAATTGAAAAAGGTATGATTGCTCCCTTTACTAATGATAAAGGTGAGGATGAAGATATTACTAAATACAGCTTAAAAGACTTTGAAGAATTATTTGAAGCTAATGAGCAAGATAAAACCCGTAAGACCGGATCTGCAGTTGCAGAACAATTCTTCCAATCACTTCCTCCTGAGTTTCAATATGCCCACGAGTATGTTCAGAATGGTGGAAGAGACTTAAAAGGTTTATTTAGATCACTAGCTCAAGTAGAGGAAACTCGTCAGATGGATCCAGCTAATGAGAATGATGCTAAGCATATCTCAAGAACTTATCTTCAAGCTACTAACTTTGGTACCGCTGACGAAATTGAAGAACAAATTACCGAGTGGGAAGACGCAAACCAACTAGAGAATAAAGCTTCTAAGTTTAAACCAAAATTAAATAAACTTACAGAAGAACAAGTTGCTTATCAACTTCAGAATCAAGAAAGAATGCGTCAGCAACAAGCTCAACAAGCTCAATTATATATGGATAATGTTTACAAGACATTAGAACCAGGTGAGCTTAACGGTCTTAAGCTTGATCGTAAAACACAAAACTTATTATTTTCAGGGTTAGTACAACCCAATTATCCATCAGCATCTGGAAATCAAACAAACTTACTTGGACACTTATTAGAGAAGTATCAGTATGTAGAGCCTAATCATGGTCTTCTTGCGCAAGCTCTTTGGCTATTGGCTGATGAAGATGGTTATAAAGCTAAGGTACGTGAGGTGGTTAAGAAAGAAGTTACTGCAGATACTGTGCGTAAATTAAAATCTGAAGAAGCCCGTAAGCTTGCCTCACACACACCAGAAGATGATAACGATACCCGTCAACAAAAAAGTTCTGGTGGATACAAGATCCCAAGACCTAGTGGTGGAGGATTTTTTAAACGCTAACCCTTAAAATTAATAAAATGAAAAAACCAGCAAAAAAAGCAGCTCCTAAAAAAGCATCAAAAAAAGCGGTAGCTCCGGCTCCTCCAATAGCACCAATGGGACCGCCACCAATGATGAAAAAAGGTGGAGCAAAAAAATAAATTCACAATTAAATAAAATAAATAACAACTAAAAACAAAAAAGAATGAGCACTCCAGTTTTAAACAATGGTCTCTTCCTACGTGATACTAACTACAACGCTAGTTCACACGTAGATTCATATCACTTAGTGAATATGTTGAAGGACGCTGAGCCTATGGATATGGGCCCAGTAGACATTTGGGCTATGACCCAAAAAGTAGAAATGCCACTTTACCAATTGTCATCTTTTGGTGGGAAAAACGTTATCATGGTTGATAACGCTCGTGGTGAGTACAAATGGCAAACTCCTGTATCTCAGGATTTAGCTTACATCTTGGAAGATATTGAAGATCCAAACAGACCTTTAGGTATTGATGGAACTACTTTCAAGATCAAAATCAACAGACGTGAGTTTGGACATGGTGATATCATCACTTATGACAAATACAACGGATGTGAGATGATCGTTACAGCTGATGATATCTTACCTTTAGGTGATGGTTTCATTTACACTGTACAATTAGTAAACAACGATAACTACAAGTTCTTGGAACACAAGTATCTTGCGCCTCAAACTAAGTTGTTCCGTAAAGGTTCAGCTCGTGGTGAGTACGGTGAGAGATTCTCTGATATCCAAACACGTGCTGGTTTCCGTGAGTTCTACAACTTCGTAGGTGGTGCAGAAGCACACGTACATTATTCAATCAGCTCTCGTGCTGACATGATGATCAAAGGTGGAATGAATGCAGATGGTACAGTTCCTGTAACTGAGATCTGGAGAAACTTTGACAAGACGTTAGATCCAGCAATCACTAAGATTGAAGATATTGCGTCTAAAATGGGTAAAGATTACTTAAAGCGCGCTGTAGGAAATGGTACTTTAACACGTACTTTCATGACTACAATGGAAGCGGCTCACTTAACTAAGATTGCTACAGACATCGAGACCTACTTAATGTGGGGACATGGTGGACGCGTTAAGCAAGATGGTCCAGATGATATCCGTTTATCAGTAGGTTTATGGAAGCAGTTAGATAACTCTTTCAAACGTGTGTATAACAAGTCTAACTTTAGCTTAGAGTTATTCCGCGGTGAGATCTACAACTTCTACGCAGGTCGTGTGGAGTTCCAAGGTCCAGATCCAAAACGCCAAATCATTGTTCAAACAGGTATGGGTGGTATGAGATTAGTAAACGAGGCTATCAAGCGTGAAGCTGTTAACTCAGGTTTAGTAATCCAAGCTGCTAGCAACAATGGTATTGGTGCTATCTCTGGTCAAGGTATGGACTTAAACTTTGGATTTGCATTTACCTCTTACGTTATTCCATTCTTGGCTAACGTGAAATTTGTGTTAAACCCAGCGTTTGATAACTTACATACAAATGACATTGAGAACCCAATCATTGATGGTAACCCGTTATCATCATATAGCTTTATCATTTTTGATATCACTGATACTGGAAATGACAATATCTATATGTTGAAGTTATCTTGGGATAATCAATTAAAATGGTGGTATCAAAATGGAACCATGGATTACATGGGCCGTTCTCAAGGGTTTGCTTCTTCTGGTCAGTTTAACGGTTACCGTGTGTACATGACTCAGACTATGCCAGCTATTTGGGTAAAAGATCCAACCAAAGTATTAAAAATTGTAATGAGAAACCCAATTACAGGTGGATCATTCTAACCATAAAAAAGGGGAGAGCAATCTCCCCTCTTTTTAATAATGTCAGTCAAATAATAACCAAACCAACTAACCAACAAAATTATGAGTGTAACAATCGTATCACCACCTTATGACGTAAAAAACGGAGCTATCTCTG